ACGGCGGCGGCCCGACGACCGGCATCGCCAGCGACACAGGCGTGTACGGCTACGACGGCCCCGGAGAGCGTCCCCGCGACGACGAGGACGACGAGGATGAGGCGGTCGCGAAGGAACTCGCCGCGTTCCGGAAGTTCACCCGCGCACGCCGCAAGGCAGGGCAGTGGCGCGACTTCCGGTTCGAGCACGCCGGCGAGGCGATGGCACGGCACCTGAACGCCGAAGGCCGCGCCAGCATCCGCAAGAACGGCACGCCGGGCCTGTCACCGCGCTCCGGCATGATCAGCCTGGACCTTCCGGACGGCACGATCACCCCGGTCCCCGGTGGCCTGACGGATCACCACGTGACCGTGGTCTACCTCGGGCCGGACGTGGACGACGAGGCGTTCGCCGCAGCATGTGACCGCGCGCAGCAGGCTGCGGCAGCCGTGGACGGCCCGCTTCAGGCCACCGTCTCCGGCATCGGCGCGTTCCCGCCATCGGACTCCAGCGACGGCCAGGTGCCCGCGTGGGCGGCGATCACCATCCCCGGCGCGGAAGACCTGCGCGACACGCTCGAGGACTTGTCGGCGAGTGAGCACCCCGGCTGGGTGCCGCACGTCACCCTCGCCTATGTCGACCAGGGTGACCCGCTGCCTGATCCGCTGCCGGAGACGCCGGTAACGTTCACTTACCTGTCGGTGCACCGCGGTGATCAGGTGGTGCGCTACCTGCTCGGCGGAGCTTCACCGGACTCCAGTGAAGCGGTAGAGAAGGCCGACCCAAAAGCTCAGGCCCCTGACGGGGCCGGTCAGCAGCAGCCACCGCCGCCGCCCGTGCAGTCGGCATGGCCAGGGTGGGACCTGGACCTCGACACGGCTGCCTACTGGGTGCCGCTTCTCGCCGCAGCGTTCGCCGGGGCGTTCAGCGTCGGGGCCTTGGTCCGGGCATGGATGGCGCGCACGCCTGCCTCCGGTGCCAGCACCAAGCCGGAGCGGATCAAGGATCTGACCGCGCAAGCAGATGACTGGCTCGAGGACCGCGAAACCGGTCTCGGCGACGCCATCACGGACATCATGCACGGAGTGCTCACCGACGGGTACGCCATCGGCAGCGCCAGCGCGGACGCCACGGCGCAGGCAGTGCAGACCGGGCAGCAGCTCGGCAGCATCGCCGCGGACATGGGCTCGTGGACACCGGGCGCATCCAAGGTGGCCCGGGAACTCGTCGGCCAGGCCCGCAACGGGCAGGGGCTGCGCGACCTGCTCGACCAGGCCGGCGTGCGGATCAAGTCGATCGCCGACACCCGCATCCACGACCTCGCCAGGGTGCTCGCCGAAGGCGTTGAGAACGGCGACAGCGCGGAAGACCTGACGCAGGCCATCGAGGACATGCTGTCAAACCCGTCCCGCGCCCGGATGATCGTCCAGACCGAACTCGCCCGGGCGGCGAACAGCGCCGCGCAATGGGCCTACCGGTTCCACGGCATCAAGACCGTCCGCCTTATCACGGCCGAGGACGACAAGGTCTGTTTCGAATGTGACGCCGAGGAAGCCGCCGGACCGCGCCCGCTCAATGAGGCTCCGTCGCCACCCCTGCATCCATTGTGTCGGTGCAGCCTTATCCCTGCTTAGCGCCACCACGTCCCTCGGCCGCCCATTCTCGCCGAACCGGGGGTGAGTGCGATCTGTCTCGACTGCGGCTGCCATCAGCCCGAAAACGATCACGGCGATGACCGGCACATCACGCTCGCCGACCTTGGGGCAGCGGCCGATGCGTCCGGCGTCACGATCCCGCAGGCTGCGGCGAACATCATCGCCACCGTCACGGACGCCGAGGAAGGCGTAGACCCGGCGGTGCTCAAGAGCGCGTCCGAGCCGCAGAGGTACTGCCTCGGAATCGCATACCAGGCCGGCCCTGACCCGCGCATCTCCAAAGGCATGGACGGCGGCCGAGATTTTCTGTCCGCCGCAGAGTTGGAGCTCGCGGCCTGGGAGTTCATTTCGAACGGCCCTGTCGTCGGCATGTTTCACCTCGACGGCACCGAGACCGGCCTGGACGGCGAAGCGACCGCGACCGTGGTCGAGTCGTACATATACCGGCCCGATCAGCCGTGGGACCTCGGCAACGGCGTCGTCGTCAACAAGGGCGACTGGCTTCTAGGCGCGGTGCTGTCACCCAAGGCGTGGGAGATGCAGCAGCAAGGACTCATAACAGGCTGGTCGCCGCAGGGGATTGCACGCCGCCGGAAGTTCACAGGAGGTAGCTCGTGACGACGCCAGCCGATGACGAGGAGTGGTCCGAGCTCACAGATTTTCACCCGAACCGGGTGGACCTCGTTAAAAACGCGGCCAACGGGACTCGCTTCTTGATCGCCAAGCAGGACGCCTCCGCCGGCGTGCTGGACCCGGACTTCGTCCGCGGCCTCATCTCCAAATCCGAACCAGACCCAGCACCCCGTGAGGTGACGATGCCAACCACTCTCCCGAACGGGATCACGCTGACCGGTTCCCCGGCCGACGTCGCCGCGTTCATCCACAAGGCGACCACGCGACAGGACCCCGAGCTCGCCGCGGTCGCGAAGGCCCGCGCCGAGTACGAGCAGATCGTCAAGGCGAAGTACAGCGCCGAGGATCGCCGCAAGATGGGCAGTTCAGGCGCTGCGATGCCCGACGGGTCATACCCGATAGCCGATGAGGCTGACCTCAAGAACGCCATCCACGCTGTCGGCCGCGGCTCCGGCTCGCACAATGCGATCCGGAAGCACATCATCAAGCGCGCCAAGTCGCTCGGGAAGTCCAGCCTCATCCCGGACAACTGGAATAGCGACGGCAGCGTCAAGGAGTCCGTGTCCAAGGACGCCCTGGACCTCGACGCCGCCACCCCCGACGAGGAAGACCTCGACAACGGCGTGGACGGCCTCGACCCGACGGTGCCGTTCGCTGCGCCGGACGAGGAGATGCCCGGCGACCCCACCGACCCCGGCAGCCCCGCGTGGGAGGCAATCGACGCCGCGACCGCGCAGAAGTGGCTGTCCATCCTCGCCCGCGCCCAGAACGCCATCGAGCTCCTGTCTGACCGGGAGGGTATCGAGGCGGCCACGGCCGACCCGGACGACGCGCAGGCGTCGTGCGCGCTGCAGGACGCGGCCGACACCCTCGACTACGTCATCGGCCAGCTGGCCGTGTTCGCGGCGGGGGAGCAGGCCGAGGCGGACCTCGCCGCAGAGGCGATGGAAGCCGTCGGCAAGGCCGTCGGCGGCGCGGAGGCCCCGCTCGGCGTCCTCGAGGGATTCGCCGCGGTCCGCAAGGCCGGCCGCGTGCTGTCCTCCGCGAATGAGGCGAAGATCCGGCAGGCCGCCCAGTCGCTGAACGACGTGCTCGCCAGCCTGCCGCAGGCACCAGACAGCGGCCAGCCGGTCGCCAAGGAGAAGGAGGGCAGCGTGCCCGAGACTCAGGAGACCCCGGCTGCCGAGGTCACCAAGAACACCGACACCCCGGACGAGGTCGCGAAGGAGACGGCCCCGGACGCCGGAGAGCGGCCCGAGGACATCGCCAAGGCGGATGTCGTGAAGGAGCACCCGGGCGTCGTCCGCAAGGGCCTCCGCGTGGCGATCTACGACCACGCCGGCCAGCTGGCCGGCCTCGTCGCCCCGGACAAGATCGGCGACCGGATCGCCAAGGCCGACGGCGACGACGGCCCCGCGAAGCTGCAGGCCGTGTTCGACGAGGACGGCTGCTTGATCGGCGTCTGCGACCCGGCCGACATCCAGGCCGTGTCCGGCGCGGGCGGCGGCAGCGATGATGACAGCGATGATGACGGCCCGGACGGCGATGACGACTCCGCCGCCGACCAGGGCGACGACGCCGCCGGCGACGACTCCGGTGACCTCGAGCCGCAGCCGTCCGCCGACGCAGGCGTCCCCGCCACCGACGAGGACGTCACCAAGACCACCGCCGGCGGACAGGCCGCCGGCGACGAGAAGAAGACCGACGCTGCGCAGGACGTGCTCAAGAGCATCGCCCGGCTGACCGAACTCTTCGAGAGCAACGAGACCGCCCGCAACGAGGTCGTGGCCAAGATGGCAGACGGCAACGCGGAGCTGGTGAAGGAGCTCGAAGTGCTGAAGGCCCGGCTGGAGACGGTGGAAGGGCAGCCGGCGATGCCGAAGGTCATCACCAACGGGGCGGTCCCCCCGGCGCACATGATGCGCGGACAGGACCAGGGCGGAATCCCCGCGAACGTCGACATCGCCAAGGCGCAGGAGCGCAAGCGGGAACTCTACATGGCCCCCGACGCCAGGCGGCAGAACGAGGTCGCCCAGGAAATGCAGGGCGACGCCATCGCCGCTCTCGCGGCCATCCACGGTCACGGCGGCCGGTAACCGCCCCCACCTTAACTCAGCCCCCGTGAGCTGCGCTCCGGGGGTTTTGTCATGCCCCCTGAAAGGAGGCACCCCGATGACTGCACCCGCTGAGGGCATCACCGAGGAGACCCTCGCCACGATCAAGAAGGCACAGACCACCGGCATCACCACCGAGACGGGCATCACTTCGTATGACCTGTCCGGTCTCGTCTCCCTGGTGCCCGTCGTCACGCCGGCGCGCGACCTGATTCCCCGGGTCAAGAGCACCGACGGCGCCAAGTTCGCGATCTGGCGGTCGATCATGAACGCCACGAACGCGCAGCCCGACCCGGCGGTGCCGTTCGACTACGCCGCCTCCGAGGTCGTGTTCAACGAGCAGGACTTCCAGGCGCAGTACAAGAACACGTCGCTCGCCGGCGTCGTGACGCAGGACTCCTACGACCTGGCCACCGGTTACGCGGACGTGTATGCCGAGACCACGTTCCAGGTCCTGAACCAGGTCCTGATCGGCGACGACCGGAAGCTCATCGGTGCCCAGTCGTTCGCCCTGCCGCGCCCGGCTGCCCCGACGACGTCGGTCGGCACCAGCGGCACGATCGCCACCGAAACCGTGTACGTCGGCGTCGCCGCGAGGACTGGCAGCGGCTACTACTACGGCTCGGGCAACTCGCAGGGCAACAGCTCCGAGGTCACCGGCATGACCGGGTCCGCGAACTCCGTTACCGCGTCGGTTCCGGCCGTGACGGGCGCCGTCGCCTACGACTGGTTCCAGTCCGCGGACGGCGCGACCTGGTACTACTACACGACGACCACGGTCAACACGGTCACGATGACGAAGACGATCACCGCGAACC